GCGGAACCGGAACGTGTAGTGGGCGAAGATCTGGATAGGAATCTTCGCCGCAGTGGAGGTACCTGAGTTCCCCCAGAGCTGCGGGTACTCGTTCATCAGCAGCCAGAACTTTCCCTTGGAGGTGAGGCGGTCGTCGCTGTTGTTCTTCGAGACAAAGTACTCTTTGGCGAACTTGGTCGAGTTCAGCCGCGAGTAACCCACGAAGCCCGACTTGGAGAAGGGCTGGGTGACACCACCCTGGAGTTGCAGCCGCTGCACAGCTGCCACGCCAGACGGGAGGGAGTCAGTGGGGTCCATCTCGATGCCGCCGGTCCAAGTGCCTGCGATGTAGTTCGACCCGAGGGTTTTCACCTCGAACCTAACGTCGCAGTCAAAGACCTCCCACTTGGCCGCCTCGTAGTTGAGCGCCAGCGCGGCGATGCCAGACTGCTGCGTCTCCAGCACATTGCTCCCCCCGTTGGGGTTAATGAGCGTGCTGTAGATAACAGAGCCAGGCGGCATGCCGTTCCCGCTGTTGTCAGAGATCGTGCCAGAGAAGACCAGGTCCGTGCGTGTGTACACAGTCCCGACCACCTTGCCCGACTTCTTGTTGCGGATGCGCTTGCGGCGCGTCTTGCCTCGGAGCATGGAGCGCCGGGCGAGAGCCTGGCCATGGGCCTTGCGTCCGGACTTGCCACCTTTCGGCGCCTTGCCCTTCCGCTTGCCCTTGCCAGGTCCAGGGTTCAGCTCCACAGCGAGAGCCATCGAGGTGAGCTTCTTCTCCTCCTCTTTGCGCTTCTTCTTGGGCTGCTTCGACTTGCCTTTGAACCGAGGCTTGTCGGGAAGTATCGCGTCCACCCCAGCACGCGCCACGTCAGCGGCGGCGATGATGGGAGACGTAACGGCTTGGGCCCAACCAGGGAGCTTGCGCTCCCTGGCATGCAGGGCTTCATCCGCGTTGTCAACCACGTCGCGCACAGGCTGAAGAACTCCCTGCTTTGCAGCAGCGAGGCCAGCCAGTGCCATGGGGATGTTGCGTTGGGGGCCCGGGTTGAGCTCACCGCCGTCAGACAGCAGTGCCTCAGCCAGGGCAGGATCGGGCCGTTGGCCCCCCTTAGGACACATATTC